CTAGAGATCACGGAACTCTTTTTCAAAGCGTTTGGCTTGCTTTTTCGAAACACCGCCTAGCACCTCAATGGCACTACGGAGTCGTGCTCGCGTCACGTCGGAACCTAAGATCGCCATGGCATCCATTACAGAGGTACTCGAGGCACTGCCCGTAATGGCAATAAAGACAGGCGCGAGGAAAGCCTTCATCTTAATATCAAAATGCTCAGCAAGCAGCTTAACTTCCGCCAAGAGCACTTCCTTCGTCCACGCAGGAACGGCCTCAAAACGCCATACCAAGAATTGTAGCAGCTTAACCAACTCCTCCTTCTCAAGCTTCACGCTATCGAAGTCGTTTTCCGTTAGCACAGGCAGCCCAGAGAAGAAGTGCCCCGCCAGCGGAATGACTTGAGACAGAGTTTCCACACGAGGGCGCACCTGAGGAAGTATTTGCTTCACGTACTCCTCATTGAACGCCCATTCCCGAAGCGCCTGAAGTAGCGCATCGTCATCTAAGTCTTCACGAATATAAACGCCGTTCAACCAGGTCAATTTTTCCAAATCAAACACCGGTCCACCTAACGATACTCGCTGAATATCAAACTCAGCCATCATATCTGACAGGCTAAACTTTTCACGCTCGTCAGGCATCGACCAACCCATACGGCCTAAGTAATTAGTGACCGCCTGAGGCAAGAACCCCATGCGCCGATAATAGTTAATCGACGTTGGGTTTTTGCGCTTGGACAACTTGGACTTATCGGGATTACGCAGCAACGGCATATGGCACAACTGCGGCATTTCCCAGCCGAAGTATTCATAAAGTAGCTGATGCTTAGGCGCTGAATTAATCCACTCTTCACCGCGCAGCACATGGGTAATGTTCATTAGGTGATCATCAACCACGTTGGCCAGATGATAAGTAGGCATGCCATCCGACTTCAACAGAATTTGAGCATCAACTTGCGCCCATTCAACTTCGATTGTGCCGCGCAACATATCGTTAACCACACAAACGCCGGTGCTCGGCACCTTCATGCGAACGACATAAGGCCAACCTTCCTGCTCACGACGAGCTTGCTCATCTTCGCTCAACGCTAAGTCAACGGGTTTCAAGGCCAAATGCATACCGGCTGCTTTGCGAGCTTCCCGCAGTTCATCCAACTCTTCACTGGTGCGGTAACACTTGAAAGCATGCCCTGCATCCATCAACTGCTGGGCGTACTGAGCGTAGATATCACCTCGCTCGCTTTGCCGATACGGGCCGTGAGGACCGCCAATATCTGGGCCCTCATCCCACTCCAGCCCAAGCCAACGTAACGAATCTAAAATCATCTGTTCTGATTCAGCGGTAGACCGAACCCGATCGGTGTCTTCAATGCGCAGAATGAACTGGCCACCATGCTGACGCGCAAAACAGAGATTAAACAGCGCAATATAGGCAGTACCTACATGCGGATCACCCGTTGGAGAAGGCGCGATACGAGTACGAACGGTCATCAAAATGTCCTTTTGGCAATAGAGCGTCTCGGCATTATACGCACCCTGAAGGCAACCAGCAGTACCTTGCAGGGAACGAGTTTGACTTAAAAGCGTCTGATCAGAGGTTGGAGGCTCATTGATAGGAAGATGCGCGTTAAAGCACAATCGCTTAGTATGGCGCTGCCCCTATGATTCATGTTCATACTCGAAAGCGCCTCGCGATTTTTAGTATGCACTGAGCGCCGCCGATAGGGTGGAAGCACACTCAACGAGCTTGTTTAGCTCATCGATAGGAAAATGAAATGGAATCGCTAGGCTCACGTATAAAGCAACTGCGGCTTCGGGCCAAGCTCAACAAAGCTGCCCTCGCACGCAAAGTAGGCGTATCAGATGTCACCATTTCTTACTGGGAATCCGGTGCTATCAAACAAATCGGCCACGAACGCCTCGTTGCGCTCGCCGACGCCCTTGATTGCTCTTTGGCAACCCTGCTGGAAGGTGACAGCGCTGCTCCTCTGTTAACCCTGACACATACTGGTCCCCTCCCCTGGGAACAGGTTCAGGCAACTATGATGACAGTGCCACACCATCTGCCGCTAAAGATTGATTGGAAAGCTCCCTGCATAATGGCAACCCCCGGCCAAGAAACGGATTTCTCACCGGTGTCAGCAGGCGACTTAGTGCTATTAGGGCCTACCCATGTGTTCCACAAAGCTGGTCATTATCTGATCCAGCAAGAGCAAGGTTATGTTATTGAGCATTTTGCTAAAGCGCCCAGTGACACCACCATACATGCGGTACTGCTAGCACACTGGTCTCCTGCCTAAAGCATCTTTATCTCCCCCCACGTCCTACATTTCTTCAACCACATCCACCTGGTCGCGCGTACGTCTTGGTTCACTGCCCACTAAGAAACTGCGCGAGTAGGTGGCAACCTGCCCTAATCCATGGCGAGTTTGGCTAACCAGCTCGCCAGCCAAGTGCTCTCCTTCACTGCCAATACGCGCCTGAACCTCTTCTGGCTGTACAGCTGCTTCTGAAAGCTGAACCGTCACAATATATCGCCCATCCGGTAAACCACTGCCAGAACCAAAGGGGCCAGCATTAAATTTCTCGTGCAAAACACGGGTACGCTCCTGCCAGCGCACGCGACTTATCTCTCGTTCAATGGTTACCTGAATAAGAGCGCCGTCCGGCAGGTTGGTTTCGCCGTCTACCATTAAGCGACGATCGGAGCGCAGAGAGGCGCTAGCCGAAATGGCTACAACGAGAGGTTCAACCACCTCCTGTGGCTCGGCGCTTTGTTGTGGGCTAGGCATTTCAACGACTGACTCAGGCGACTCTGGGGGCAAACCCTCCTCCTGACTACCACAGCCAGCCAGCAGCAGCACGCTCACCAACACTAAACGGATACCACCTAGTGTCTTATCCATAGAGACTCCTCAACAACGAAATATCAGCTTACCACTGCCCAGCCCTATTCACATTGAGTTAGACCGCAAAAGAGTAGTTCTTTTGCCTGCCCGCTACCCACCAAAACACCGAGCTTTGAAATAGCAATATTTACCCCCTACCTTTGCCGACGTCCACCTTAACAATTGTGCAACGTCTGCTTTGTACTCAAACCCGCTTTTTGCGTACAATCGCTCGCCAACGACTCCCCCGCTGTAAAGCAATTACCCCAGGCTTATACCGCATCGTATGATGCAAGTGATTGATATGACTAAAGCTAGCCCAGCAGACGCTGCTCGTCTGTTTTCTGTGGCCCCGATGATGGATAGGACGACAAGCCTAGTAAAATAGGGCTTTGCAGCCTACTTGGTACACTGGTGGTACACTCATGAGCGCCGCCCACACAATTAAGAAATTCCGCTATTCTCTCCGCGAAACACCCAGCGGCGAGCCCATCATAGTTTTTGAGATCCGCCACCAATTCCAAGGCGCTAAGATCGGCCTCACTCCTTCCGACACAATTGAACTCTGGTTGACCTACGCCGAAATGCCACACGTCATTGATCATTTAATGGACGAGCGAACCTGGGAAGCTCACCGCAAAGCCATCTTGAATCTGCTCGCTTCGCACTTCACCCCACCACCTCGTTGATCGCTGCGAAAAAGTGCATAAACGTGCATGAAAACGCATAAAAAAATAGCCTCTTAGAACCGCCATCCCGCCCAGCAGTGGCGCGGTTTGAGCCATTCCCGCAAGGGTGCATAAAAACCACCACATTTAGCGCGCGGGCGGGGCGGGGTGACGATGGCGCGGCGTGGGTGAGCAGCGTTGTCATCCTTGGTCTAAATTGATTGAGAGTCACGCTCAATAATGGGAGGCCAAATGGATAACTATCACATCACTAAAGATGGCGACGATTGGAAGTTTCAAAAAGAAGGTGGTAGCAGAGCCATCAAAAGGTCTAGTACGAAAGACGATGCCATAAAGCACATGAGAGGCTATATGGACGGCAGAGAAGGGTCAGTCAAAATTCACAAGGAAGATGGTCAATTTCAAGAAGAAAGAACTTACCCTCGTAGCTCAGACCCCAAGAAGACTAAAGGGTAAGAAACTAGCCGCCCCTTCTGGGGCGGCAAAGCATTACTAGCGGTTAGTGATGATGAGCTCACCACGTGGCTCTGTCGCCTGCGGGCCTACCGTGTATCGAATTTGAGTGGTGCGGATCGTGAGGCCTTTGAATGCATCGCGCATCTCAGGCGTGTCGTTAACGCTGATCACAAACTGCCCTTTTGATGTTCGTGCTAGCTCACCCATCCGGTAATACTCCTCGAGCGGGAAGTCGCAGCCGTACCCAGCAGTGCCCCAATAAGGCGGGTCGAGATAAAACAGTGTGCCTTCCCGATCATAGCGCCGGATGCATTCCGCCCAATCCAAATGCTCGACCACCGCCCTGGATAACCGTAAGTGGGCATCACTGAGATCTTCCTCAATGCGCAGCAGGTTCATCCGGGGTGGTGATACCGCAGAGGTGCCAAACGCCTGGCCGCTGACCTTACCGCCGAACGCCAGCTTCTGCAGGTAGAAGAAGCGCGCCGCCCGTTGGATATCGGTTAGGTGGCGTGGGTCGATCTCTTTTTGCGTGAGGTACTCTTCCCTGCTGATCAGCCCCCAACGGAACTGCTTTACCAGCTCATCAGGGTGATGCTTCACCACACGATAGAGGTTCACCAACTCGCCATGCGCATCGTTGATCACCTCTACTTTGCTTGGCTCCTTCATGAAGAAAATAGCCGCCCCACCACAGAAAGGTTCTACATAAGCGGTGTGGGGTTTGAAGAGTGGCAGGATCTGTTTAGCCAGCCGTCGCTTGCCGCCCATCCAGGGCAAAATCGGTCGATTCATCATCCTTGAATACCTGTTCATACATACAGTTTTAGGGTATAGTTCTTTTATCGCTTGCGGGGCCGGAAGCTCCCTTTTTTCAAGGATGGAACGAGCGGTGCGCCTGGTTAACCAGGCGCTTTTTTTATGCCTCAAGGTCCAATAAATACGGATCGAACCTCACTACCTCTTCCCCCACGTACTCGTTGATCTCTTTGAAGGTGGCCTGAAGTGGCTCTAGCTCGTTGGCCACATACACCTTGGCGGCTTTTTCGGCATCGCCAAATCCGGCGGCGTTTTGAGGTACTACGCCCATTAGCTGCGGTGGGATACGGTGCCCGGCTAGTTGGTCGTCGCGGGTGATGTTTTTGATGTTGTAGAACTCGTCTTTGGCCGCGACTTCTGACACCGGGATGATCTGCACCCCGTCCTTTTTGCCACGCGGGCTGTATAAAAACAGGTTGCGGAAGTTACCCGGCCCCTTGCTCTGCTTCAGCGCCTTGCGCATATCGTCGATGTCTTTCTGATCATGGGCCGGGTCGTTGACGTACATGATAAAGCCCGCGTGGCTGCCGTTCAGATAGTAACGGCGGCGGAACAAGGTGGCGGATTCGTTGAGCCAGGCGCTTTGTAAGCTGCCGATATAGTCCGGCACCCCATAGATGGTTTGATCGATATCCGGCTCTAGTAGGTGAATCGTTCGCCCCTTTGGCAGCTCCACCCGTTCCATATAGTTGGGCACCCACCAATAGCGGTCATTCTCACCGCGCCGCATATATTTGGCACCACGATGCTGCAGTCCCAGCCGCCGCCCTAGCCGCCCGCGCACGTCCTCAAGGTAGCCGTTACCAAACACCAGGTAGTCGAGAGCTAGCGAACTGAAGGTTCGACGATTCAACAGCGGATGGGGAATAAAGGTTTTCAGCAGGATATTGCGCTTCACCTGCAAAGCACTGCCATGGTGAGCGGTGGCCCGGTAGCTCTTGGCCAACACGCTTAGCGGGATCGGCGGCTCATACCACTCATCCGGCGTTAACCACACGCCTTCATACCAAACATCACGCATTGACGTGACCGGTTCAGGATCACCAAAGGTAAATGCCTCCATTCTCCCGCTGTCGGTGGCCACCGCTGGGGCGGCCTTGTCAGTTTCATAGGCATACACTCGGTGGCGCGGCTTAGCCGCAGCGGTAGTTGTCATTCGTACATCTCCATAAGGGATTTGCCCGCGCCTTCATTTGCGGGGCCGTCAATGGGTTCGAAATGTAGAGCGTGCATCGTCGCCCACGCCAAATCCGCATGGCCGGTCGCTTTATTGCGGCCTGATACATAAGTGAATTGGCGGCCGCTACCGGTGAGTTCTTTTTTGATGGCCATAAAGCTAGCGGCGAGATCCGACCAGCCAGCATCAAATTCCAGCCGGTCTTTGCGCATAATCTGTTGGGCCTGCAGCACCATTTGAGTCTTCAGCGCGACGTCATATCGATAGCGCACCACCGTCGGGAACCACTTCTCGACGTACTCGGCCACCGCCCCACCGATGCCGGTGGTGTCGATACCGATGTGACCAATGTTGTATTTGTCGCGGAACGATTCGATAAACGCCGCTTGGTCTTCGTAGTCCTGCCCCTTGAGCCTGTGCCGTTCCAATACCCGGTGCTTTTCCTCACTGGATTCAGCAGGTAGCACGATAACCAGCCCTGCACCGTCGCCATCCTCTCCCTGCCCGGTCGGGTCGTAACCAATCCACACTTCACGATCACCAACGGGGCGCGGGGCAAAGGGCCGGTAGTCGTCCCACACTTCCCAGCTATCGACCATGCAGGCTTTCATCACCGCCAGCGGGAAGGCGCTTTGGCTGTCATCGACAAAGCCACACATCAACAGGTTGTCGAACTCTTCCGGCGAGTACTCCATGCGCAGCTGTTCAAGATCGAATAGATCACAGCCGCCCTCGATAGCATCCAGCACCGTCACGATCTGCCGCCAGTGGCCATCGGGGCAGAGCTTGCCGTTCTTCAGCGCTTCGTGAGTAACATCAAACTCGGCGCGCTCGGATTTTTTACGCCGCTTGTTGAACAGCTCACCGTTCCAGAACGGGTACCCCTCATGGCCAACACTGGAAGGCGTACTGAAATACGTCTGCCGCCACTTCTTGTGCATGGCCATGCCAGACGTAACCTTGCGGAACTCAGCAAAACGATGAATCCAGAAGTACTCATCCAGATAAACATCACCGTGATAGCCTTGGGCGGTTTTGGAGTTGGTACCCAGAAAGTGCAGCTCGGCGCCGTTATCCAGAACGATGGGATCGCCCTTCAGTTCGACATCACACACCTCTTTGACGAACTGCACGATGTAGTTGCGGAAGATATGGGCCTGGGCGCGGCTGGCAGAAAGGAAGATCTTATTGCGCCCGTGCTTGAACGCATCGACGATGGCTTCCCGCGCGAAGTACCAAGTAGCACCGATCTGCCGAGACTTGAGAATGTTACGAATGCGGTGCCTCTGCCCCGCCTCATGCCAAACCGCTTGGTACTCAAACAGCGAATCCAGAAACGCCGCTTCCAGCGCCTCGATCTGCTCTTCATCCAGTGCATTACGCTTTGGCTTCTTCTTCGGCCCAGCGTTGCGCGCCTCAATGTTAGGGTTTAAATCTCCCTCTCGGCCGGTTTCGTCATACTTACGAACCCTCGCCAAGCGCTCAATCTGTCTGCCCAGCAGGTCAATCTCTTTGAAGTGCTTGCCTTCCTTATCAGGCAGCGCGATGAGCTGAACCATCCGCGCCTCAAGCGAGTGCTCAACGCGTTCGGTCGGCGTGGCATCTTCCCAACGATCGCGAGCTTTCCAGCTATGCACCGTCGCAGGTTTCTCGTTAATCACCTCAGCAATACGCGCAACTCGCCACCCCTGCCAGTAGAGGTGCCGGGCGGTCATGCGCGGGGATTCGAGCGCGGTCAAAATCGGGTCAGGAGCTGTCGTCGTCATGCCGCCAGCGTACCCGCCGCGCGCGAAGCCCACGCCTGCCGCGCCTTGTGCTAGCCCGCCCGCACAACGCGCAACCGTTGAGCCAAAACGCTTACACGCGGAACCTGAGCCACATCAACCGCCACCCTGCTCAGGAAACCCAACATGCCCAAGTTTTTCCGCGTTGCCACTGAAGGCGCAACCACCGATGGCCGCGAGATCCAACGTGAATGGATTGAACAGATGGCTGCCAACTACGACCCCAAAAAATACGGCGCCCGCGTCTGGATGGAACACATTCGCGGCATGACCGCCGACAGCGTTTTTAACGCCCTCGGCGATGTGCTCTCGGTAGAAGCCCGCGAAGTCGAAGACGGCAAGCTCGCCCTGTTCGCCGAGATCGACCCCACCGACGAACTCAAGGCCATCAACAAAAAGCGTCAAAAGGTTTACAGCTCCATAGAGGTAAACCCCAAGTTTGGCGACACCGGCGAAGCCTACCTGGAAGGTTTAGCAGTGACGGACTCCCCCGCCTCACTGGGTACCGAAATGATCAAATTCAGCCGCGAAGCGGGCAGCGCCTCACCGCTGGCCAGCCGCAAGCAGCACGCCGAGAACGTGTTCACCGAAGCGGTAGAGATTGAACTCGACTTCAGCGAAGAGAAGCCACCGGCCGCCGAAGGATTGAAAGCCAAGATCGCCGCGCTGTTCAGCCGCCAAGACACCAAAACCGCCAAAGGCTTTGAAACCTTCCGCACCGAACTGGAAGGCACGCTGGAAGTGGTCGCCGAACACTACAACGCCCTGGCCGATGAACTGGAAGCCCGCCCCACCGCCGACCAGTTCAGCCAGCTGCAAACCGCCCACGCCGACCTGAAAAAGCGTTTTGACGAGCTATACACCCAGCTCGACAACGAACCAGACACCTCACGCCGTGCCCCCGCCACCGGCGGCGAAGCCCAGCTAACCGACTGCTAAGCGCTGACCACACCCGCTAACGCCACCACTTCAAGGACCCCCAATGCGCAACGATACCCGTAAAGCCTTTAACGCCTTCAAAACCCGCTTAGCCCAGCTAAACGGCGTCGACAACACCGGCGAACAGTTCAACGTCGAGCCCAGCGTCCAGCAAACGCTGGAAAGCAAGATGCAGGAATCCAGCGCCTTCCTGGGCCAAATCAACGTCATCGGCGTGGATGAGATCAAAGGCCAGAAAGTCGGCCTGGGCGTCTCTGGCCCCATCGCCGGGCGCACTAACGTCGACGAAAAAGACCGCAGCACCCGCGATGTCACCGAGCTAAGCGATACCACTTACGAATGTGTCAGCACCGAGTTCGATACCCACATTCGCTGGGCACAGTTGGACGCCTGGGCGCGCTTCCCGGATTTTCAGGCGCGCATCCGCAACGCCATCATCAAACGCCAGGCGTTGGATCGCATCATGATCGGCTTTAATGGCACCAGTGCCGCCGTGGAAACCGACCGCACCACCAACCCCATGCTGGAAGACGTCAACAAAGGCTGGCTGCATCACTACCGCACTCACGCCCCCGCCCGCGTACTCACTGGTGGCGCCACGGCGGGCAAAGTCGCCGTTGGCCCGGCGGGGGATTATAAAAACCTCGACGCCCTGGTATTCGATGCGGTGAGTGAAATGATCGACCCCTGGTACCGTGAAGACACCGCCCTGGTCGCCATCATGGGCCGCAAAATGCTGGCCGATAAATACTTCCCCATGATCCAGAACTACGCCGAAACGCCCAGCGAAGCCCGCGACCTGGACATGATGGTCAGCCAAAAGCGCGTTGGTGGCCTGCAAGCCGTGCGCGCCCCCTTCGTGCCGGACGGCTCCCTGCTGATTACCTCCCTGGCCAACCTTTCACTTTACTGGCAGTTAGGAAGCCGCCGCCGTCATGTCATCGACAACCCCAAGCGCAACCGCATCGAAAACTATGAATCCAGCAACGACGCCTACGTGGTTGAGGATTATGGCTTCGGCTGCCTGGTTGAAAACATCGAAATCACAGAAGCCGAATAAGGGGAACCGATGAAAAGCCCAGCCCGTAAACATTACGAGCAAGTGACCGCCGCGAAAGCGGCGGGCGCTGCCACCCCCGGCCAACAGCAGGCAGGCGAGCAGTACGAGCTCCACGCCCGCGCGCTTTATGAAGCCACCCGCACCCTGAAAGGCATCAAATCGATTCAGGCCAAAATCGAGAAAAAGCGCGAGCTGCTGCCGGATTTTCTGCCCTACATCGACGGCGTATTGAGCGAAGGCAACGGTGCTAAAGACGACGTACTCATGACCATGATGGTCTGGTGCATCGACGTCGGCGATTTTGAAAAGGCGCTCGCGATCGGAGCCTATGCCGTGAAACACAACATCGACACCCCCGACCGCTACGCCCGCGACACCGTCAGCATTCTGGCCGAAGAGATCGCCGAAGGCGTTAAAAGCGCCCTGGCCAAGGAAGATGCCAACGCCGACGCCCTGGCCAACGTTATGGCCCGCGCCGCTGCCATTGTTGATGGCCATGATATGCACGATGAGATCAAAGCCAAGCTTCACAAAACCTACGGCTACGCCCTGCGCGCCGCCGAAGATGTTGAAGGCGCGCTTGATCAACTCAAGGCCGCGTTAGCCCTGGATGAACGTATTGGCGTCAAGCAAGACATCCAACGGCTGGAAAGCCAACTCAAAAAACAGGGTGGCCAGGCCAAGGCCTGACACCAACCGAGTCGCACCCCGACGGCAAGGGGGCACCGCCGAGCAAGGGCTTTTAGCCTCGCGCAAAGCGGTCCACCCCCTTCATTAATTCAGCTGGTAAACACAGGTCACCATTATGCTTGGCCACAGCACCAATCCGCCCAGCCCCACGCTGGAGATCATCATCAACAACGGCTTCTGGCCGGATATCGACCCGAACCAATTCATTGATGAAGAGCGGGTATTCAACGTCACCCCACCGCGTATCCGTCACTCTCTGCGCGCCGCCGTGGCCGATGTTAACCGCCAACTAGCGGACTACCAGCACGCCCACCAACAGGCGGGGCGCATGGCCTGGGATGCCATACCGCCGCAACCCTGGCAATCGCCGGGCGATATTCAATTGCTATACACGCGCGCGGTTTACGCCCAAGCCCAAGCGGATCTCTTAGAGCGCTACCGCGACGCATCAGCAACGGGCAAAGGCGACGAACGCGGCGAAGTAAAGGATTTAGCAGCCGATGACTACCTCGCCGATGCCCGCTGGGCCATTGCTGAGTTAGTTGGTCGCCAACACACCACGGTCGAGCTGATATGAACCGCGTGGCCCACGCCCACCAGGGCGAAACCCTCGATGCCCTGCTCTACCGCGTTTACGGCAAAACCGCCGATATCACCGAGCAGGCGCTACAGCTCAACCCGCATCTGGTTAATCAAGGGCCAGTGCTTCAAGAAGGCACGCCGGTCACGCTGCCGCCACCACCGAAAGCACGCGATACCTCCCAACCGCCCATCCAACTTTGGAACTGAGGAGCTCATGAGCCAACCGTATGAAATCACCACCGAAAGCGCCAAGCTCGCGCCCCCGGCCATCGTCTCGCTGCTCCATGTGGGCGGCATGACGCCCGCCGATTGGGTCACCGTGCTAACGCTGCTTTATCTGGCGTTACAGATCGGCCTGCTGGTACCGCGTTACCTGAAGCAACTACGCAACTACTGGGGGCCAAGCGATGAGTCTTAAAAGCCGCCTTGCCATTGGCGCCACGGCGGGCGCGCTCAGCATTGCCACCGCAGTGGTCTCCTACTATGAAGGCTATCGCCCCACCGCCTACCGCGACCCCGTGGGCATACCCACCATTTGTTATGGCCACACCGCCACCGCGCGCATGGGACAAACACTTAGTCAGGAACGCTGCACTGAACTGCTACAGGCAGATCTAGGCCACGCCTTCAGCGCCGTGGATCGCCGCGCCCAGGTAGATCTACCGCCCCCCACCCGCGCCGCGCTGGCCTCCTTTGTTTACAACGTAGGGGAAGGCGCGTTTGCCCGCTCCACCCTGCTGCGCAAACTCAACCAGGGCGATGTTCGTGGTGCCTGCCATGAGCTAAGCCGTTGGGTCTACGCCGGTGGCCGCAAGCTCAACGGTCTGGTCAAACGCCGCGCAACCGAACGCGAGCTTTGTCTGGCAGGCGTAGAACAGGAGGCCACCCCATGACCCGACTGGTCGCCGCCCTCACCATCCTAGGCTTGGTGCTACTGGTCACCTGGGCGCTATGGCAACGCACCCACGCTGCCGAAGCCCGCGCCAATCTCGCCGAACAGCAGCTCGCCCAATCACGGCAGCGGGAAGAAGAAAGCAAAGTAGTGATTAATGCCCTCTGGGAAAACGCCCGCCGCTTGGAGAGCCAGCGCCGCGCCCTGGCGGATCAGCAAGCAACGCTTTCCCGCACCGCCGCCAGCCGCCTAGCCACCATTGAGGAACTCCACCGTGAAAACGCTACGTTACGCGCTTGGGCTAGCACTCCTTTGCCTAGCGCTGTTATCCGGCTGCGCAAACGCCCCGCCGTCACCGGTGCCCGTGATTATCATCAATCAGTGCGCGACGCCCAGCCCCTGCACCCTTCCGGCGAGTGATCCACATACCAACGGTGAATTGCATCTGCAGTTGGAACGCACCGAAGCCGCATGGGCCCAGTGCGCCACCGAAGTGGATGCCATCATTCTTTGCCAGCAGGAAAGCACCCTATGATCAAGCTCCAATCCCTACGCCAACACCTGTTGAACGCGGTACCGGAACTCAAGCGCAACCCCGAGCAGCTCCACACCTTCGTCAACGACGGCAAAGTGAAATTCGCGCGGGGCACTAACTTGAGCCACCAATACACCGTCGACGCCCAGATCGTTATCACCGACTACAGCGGCAGCCTAGACACGGTCATGATCCCGCTACTGCAGTGGCTCAACACCTACCAGCCGGATCTAGTTATTGATGAAGCGGTAACGCTAGAAGCCGAGATCCTCAGCAATACCCATTGGGACCTAGCGCTCACGGTTCAGTTAACCGAGCGTGTCGTCGCCAAAGTGGATTGCCAAACCGGCCGCATCAACGCCGACCACAGAATGCCGGAATATCCCGCCGACGCCTGCCCCGCCAATCACTGGCAGCTCTACATCAAAGGCCCCCACCGCGACGCCTACGAACTAAAGGCCGAATGGAGTTCGCATGGATGACCTGACCCAACTGGAAAACTGGCTAACGCCACTACTCGAAAAACTCAGCGCCAAAGAGCGCCGGGTGCTGGCAAGGGAAGTCGCGCGGGATCTGCGTATTGCCAATCGCGAACGCATCAAAGCCCAGACCAACCCTGACGGCACCCCGTTTGAACCCCGCACCCAACTACGCAGCCGCAGCGGGGCTATCCGCCGCAAAGCGATGTTCACTAAGCTGCGCACCACTAAATATCTGCGCATTAAGACTACCGCCGACGAAGCCGCCGTTGGCTTTATGGGTCGTGTTAACCGTATCGCCCGCGTACATCACTATGGGCTAAGGGATCGCGTAGAGAAGGGCGGCCCACAGCACCAATACGCTCGCCGTGAGCTGGTTGGGATCACTGCCGCCGATCGTAACCGCATTGCCGAAAGCGTCCTCAATCACCTCACCCCGACCGGCAATTAATCCCCCTACTTGTCTTGGGTGTGTGGCACAACGCCCGCCGCTACCCATCCGCGCGTAGACATCGCAGCATGACGGCATGAACAATATCGCCGAACTACTCCGCCTGATTAATAACCTGATCCGTATTGGCACCATTGCCAAGATCAGCTACGGCGACCCTGCCGCTAATCCACCGGTGCCGCCATTGGTGCGCGTGCAGTGCGGTGAACTGCTGACGGGTTGGATACGTTGGATCGAAAGCCGCGCAGGCACGACCCGCACTTGGTGCCCACCTACGCTGGGGGAACAGGTGGTAATAATTGCCCCCGGTGGCGACCTGAACACCGCCTTTGTGCTGACCGGGCTGTTTTCCGAACGACACCGTGCCCCCAGCGACCACGGCGAGCATTTCCACGCCGTCATGCCCGACGGCGCGGTGATCGACTACAACCACGTAGAACATCATCTGAAAGTCGACATACCCGGCGATATCACGATTAAAGCCACCGGTGATATCCGCATCACGGCAAGCGGCGATATGCACCTCAAAGGCCGCAATATTTATGAAAACTGAAGAGCAATCACATGGGCGTTAAAACCAGCGATAGCCACGTTATCGACTATACCGACGACTTTGCGCAAATGATCGCCATCGGCGAGCAGATCCGCGACGAACTCACCCTGATTCGTGAGGCGCTTTATGACGGTAAGCAGGCCGACGGCAACTCACTTGCCACCAGCCAACACGCCATTGCCCTGGCTCTTGAGCAGATCCGCCAACGGGCCAGCCAAGAGCAATTAGGCATCTATACCCGGCCAATTCCCTATGGCGACGGCGGCTTAAGCCGCGCCGCGATGATCAACGCGCTTAAGCAAAGCAATCAGCTCGACAACGTGCGCCAGGAAATGGCGGCCCCCACGCCGCTATAGGAGACCACCATGCCCGCAGCTACCCGCCTCGGCGATATGTGCACCGGCCACGGTTCATGTTCACCCCGGCCATCGGTATCAGGATCGCCGAACGTCTTTATCAACGGCATCCCCAGCCACCGCGTAAGCGATGCCTGGGCGCGGCACTGCACCCATGAATCGGTACTCGCCGCGGGCTCCAAAACGGTATTCGTTAACGGCCGCCCAAAAGGGCGCGTGGGTGACCCTGTTTCCTGTGGCTCCCTGGTCGCCACCGGTTCCAGCAACGTGTTTGTAGGGGGCTAACCATGCCAGGCATGAACGCCACCACCGGCGAAACGCTGGCGGAGTTTGACCACATCCGCCAAAGCATCCGCGACATTCTCACCACCCCGATTGGCAGCCGGGTGATGCGCCGGGAATACGGCTCCATGCTGGCAGAGCTAATCGACCAGCCGCTCAACGATGCCACCTTGCTTCGCGCCTACGCTGCCACCGTTATAGCACTCACCCGCTGGGAGCCCCGCGTGCGCGTCTTACGGGTTAACCGCCAAGTCGATACCCATCAACACGGCCGCGCCCAGCTCACCATTGATGCCCAAACCCATGATGGCCAGCGCTTTCACGTCGAGGTGCCCTACACATGAACGCCGCCATTGACCTATCGCGCCTGCCTGCGCCGGATATTATCGAAGCGCTGGATTTTGAAGCGCTGCTGGCCGAACGCAAACAGCGCCTGCTTGACCTGCACCCAGCGGATGAACGCCCCGCACTGGCCGAACTGTTGGCCCTGGAATCCGAACCGCTGGTGAAGCTGCTGCAGGAAAACGCATACCGGGAACTGCTACTGCGTCAACGCATCAACGACGCCGCCCGCGCAGTGATGGTGGCGTTTGCCACCGGTGCCGATCTTGACCAGCTGGGTGCCAACCTAAACGTGGAACGCCGCCTGCTGGATCCCGGCGACGACGACGCCTTACCGCCCATTCCTCCCACCTGGGAAAGCGACCTCGAATACCGCGAACGTATCCAGCTCGCCTTTGAAGGCCTATCGGTCGCAGGCCCCATTGGTGCCTATGTATATCAGGCCAAAGCCGCCCACCCGGATGTACTGGATGTCGCCGTGGAAAGCCCCGAACCGGTGGATGTCATCGTCACCGTGCTTTCACGCAAGCACAACGGCCAACCCACTGACGCAGTGCTCAATGCCGTTCGCCAGCAGTTGGAACAGCGCCGCCCACTAACTGACCGCGTCACCGTGCAAGGCCCCACGTTGATCACCTTCACATTAAGCGCCGTGCTGACGTTAAGCGATGGCCCCGACCCCGCCATCGTTCGCCAGAAAGCCACCCAACAACTGGAAACCTATCTGGCCGACCGCCACCGCCTGGGTGCCTGGGTCACCCGCTCCGGTGTGCATGCCGCGTTAACCCTAGAAGGCGTGGAACGCATCACGCTCAACGGTTTTGATGACATCCTCGCCGAACCTTCACAAGCGCCGTTATGCACAGGCATCAGCCTGAGCACGGAGGTGATGGGTGCCGATTGATCTGCTGCCCCCGAACCGCTCCGCGCTGGAAAGCCGGGTCGCGGCCTCGCATCCGCTGGATCATCCCGTCGCGCTACGCACGCTATGGAACCCGGCAACCTGCCCGGTCGAGTTTCTGCCCTTTCTCGCCTGGGCGTTTTCCGTCGACCAATGGCATGAACACTGGCCGGAGCGCATTAAGCGCCGAGTGATCGCCAACAGCGCCCAATTGCACCGCACCAAAGGCACCCGCCCGGCGGTGGAACTCGCTATGCAATCCCTCGGCGTTACTGTCGAGATGAAGGAGTGGTTCGAAACCTCGCCACCGCTACCCCGTGGCACCTTCAGCGCGTTGCTATGGGTGAATGAAAACTTAACACCCGACGCCCCGGCACTGCTCAGCAGCACCCTCTACCGCCAGTTGCGCCAGGCCATCAACAGCGCGAAAAACGTGCGCAGCCACTACACCTTCAAGGTCGGCGTGCGCTTTGGCCCTACCGGCATGGGTGCCAGCAGCACGTTCAAAGGCAGCGCACTGCGCCATGAAAGTGCCAATGCCATTACGCCACCGCTCAAGGCCAGCGCAGGCATCACAGTCAACAGTGCCCAACGCAGTGCCGCTACGACCCGACGCAGCGCCAGTGCCGAACAAGCCCCGCTCAAGGCCACCAGCCGCGCTGCCGCCACCGCTGTGCAACAGGCGCTGGCCATTGCCCGCCATGCCGCCAACCTCAACGCCCAGGCGAGGCTGTTACCCACCCCGCTCGGCGTCGCCTGCACCTGTCAGGCAACGGCGCTGGCCCGTTACTCAATGGAGACCCCAACATGACAGCGCTAGTACCCACGCTCACCCTGGCGGGCCTGAACGCCGTCTTCAACGCCGAAGGCGATGGCCTGCAAGCTCGTATTACCCATATCGTGCTCGGCGATGAAGCTCGCGACCCCAAACCCACCCATACCTCACTGGGCAACCAACGCCGCCGAGTGGCCATTGCCGATGGCAAAAAGCTTGCGGATCGACAACTCCACATCACTGGTGTGGTAGATGGCGACGGCCCTGAATTCTGGGTGCGGGAAGTGGGTTTCCAGTTAGAGGACGGCACGTTACTGGCGATATGGTCGGCAGAGCAGCCGCTGGCGTATGTCTCCAACAACGTACCGCTACTGCTCGCGTTCGATTTACGCCTGGATGCCCTGCCCGCGGATTCCGTCACCATCGTCACCACCGGCGCGGATCTCTCCCTAGCAGCCTGGGGGGAACAATACACCGCCACTGCCGCCGCCACCGTGGCCAACATGGCACGTCAGGTAAACCTCCTATTCCGCGTTCAGGAACTGGAAAAACGCGCATGAGTACCCAGGCGCCCCCTCTCAATCATTGAAGCCACCCAGGAGTAACCCATGAGTCTTGAATCCCAAATTGCCAACCTGGTCGATGCCGCCAATAACCTCACAAGTGAAGTGGCGGGAAAAATGAGCCAGATCGATAACAAGGTCGATGCCGCAACACAAGCTGTGCCGAATACGATTCGTGAATTTGCTAAGCAAGTTTTCTATGTTGATGCTCAATATGGCGATGACAATAATTCTGGAGGTGAAGAGTCTGCGCCATTAAAAACGATCAGAGGTGTCGGGAGACACGTGGTAAGTGGCTCTGAAATTAGCATCTATCTAAGAGCTGGACAGGTCCATGAGGTAACTGGATTTGGCTTTTATATGTCAACGGGAATGATTGGGTTTCATTGCTGGGGAGATTATCAGACATATGGAAAACCAGAGATTAGGTTCCGCCCCGTGTTTGATCAGGAAAAAAACAGCTACCGAGGATACGTTGTAGGTTTGTCTACGGGAAACATCGTGTCCCGCTTCTGTGACCTAACAGTAGATTTTGATGCGTTATTAGGCACTTTGGATACGCAGGCATCTTTCTTTGCTTACTCAAATAGCGCGATATCGGTCGTACTACATCAATGTGACATAAAACTGCGTAATGCACCGCTCATTGCCGCCTATTCAGGATACTCCGGGCGTGATTTATACCTGTCGCTGTGTAGCGTTGAAGTCGTTGAAAACTCAACTTCATACGCCAAACTCGTCAATAATCGAAATGGCACTTACCACACCATGAAATTGGATGTCTATAACACAGCTCTTGTGGGTGATCTAACGTGGAAGGATCTAATAGATGTCTATCCCGACGGCCGGAACGTACTGAGCAACATTAATTTCACCGCTATTTAAGGATAAGGAGGGTTGTTAATATGATAATTGATAGTGTGATTTATGATGGACGTTCCTACTGGAATGTGGATTCTGACACTACAAAGTTACCTACGAGTATCATTCTGGGAGAGGCTAAGAAAAAAACCTATGTTGATATCGACACCGCTGCAGGTAACGCCCGCGCCGCGTTCGTAAGCCCCGGCAGCTATATCGACCAGGAGTACCTGTTGGCCAAACAGGAAGCTAGCGAGTGGTTAGCAGGCGGCAAGGATGAAACGGCGATTCCATCCAGCGTACAGGATCACATCGGTATGTTCGGAGTGAGCGCCGAAACCGCCGCCACTGAAATCGTGACCACCGCCGAGCAATGGGAACAGGCACTCGGGGCCATTCGCAGCGCTCGCCTGGGCGGGAAAGCGGCAGTGCAACGTGCCGAGACTATCGAAGCGGCAGAGGCCGCCGCCCAGCAAGCCATCGAACAGCTCAACCGCTTCCGACCAGATGCCGTCTAAACTCACCGCCTAGCCCAGAACGACCAAGCCCGCCTATTTGGCGGGCTTAGCATTTTCGGGCTGGAGCTATCGTTACCTAATACCACTGGCGTGGCTATTGCTTAGCAAAGCATCTATAAACAGCGGATCATCGAACAGCTCATCGAGCGTTTCTTCCATTGCCATTTCAATGGGTCTGGCTAGGTTATAAGAAGACATGTACATCACCCCTTTATGCTCAGGGCTAACCGAAATTTCTCGGCTGAACAATACATCGTTTGTCTCTGACACCACCTCTACCTGAACCGTAGAATCGGCGACTGTCTTTCCCGTGAAAAATGTATCAATCAGGTGCAGGTTTGAGTACAGCTTTATGATATCACTCTGGATAGTTAAGGACGCTCCGCTGCCGATTTCAAACCCTCTAGCTATCAGTTCCTGCTCAATGGCCGATTGCAATTCCTTCTCTACGGGCTCCTCGCTGTAAATCGACGCCATAGCAAAGCCGCCATAGCTATATTTTTTGTGGCTAATACGACGTTGGTCTTCGCGCTCATCGGTCACCACCACATTCACCGACACTTCGGAAGCCCCCTCCAACGCCGCCACATCGGCTTGCGGTTCATATTCCAGATCATGTGATTCGGGTATCGCCGCACAGCCGTGCAAAAATGCCAATCCAGCCAATAACCCGATAATTTTAAAGCACTTCATACGTTCCCCTTGCTACGTCATTTTTAACATTAAGTTATATTTTGCTGGGAAACACTAAAGATAAACTAGGGTTAGTCAAATTTTTGGGCACAGTATCTTAAACTTTCTGTCCCCCATTCCCCGCACAACGCCCGCCGCTACCCTCCCGCGCGTAAGCCGATCAGCATAAAGGTTCTTTCGAACAGAAACCTTTACCCGCTTGAACCTGCGCAGGAGACAAGCATGGCAGACCGCTTACACGGCGTGAACGTCGTTGAAATCAACCAGGGCACCCGCCCGATCCGCACCGTATCCACCGCCGTGATTGGCTTGGTGGCCACGGCCCCACTGGCCGATGAAACCGCCTTCCCGCTGAACACGCCGGTACTTATCACCGACCCCTACACCGCCATGGGGCAAGCGGGTGATAGCGGTACCTTACGCCGCAGCCTGGCTGCCATTGTCAGCGAAACCCGCCCACTGATTATTGCTGTGCGCGTGGAAGAAGGTGCCGACGAAGACGCCACCACCGCAAACATCATCGGCGGTGTCGATGCCACCGGCAAAAAGCTCGGCATGCAGGCACTCACCGCCGCAGAAACCCGTCTGGGCGTCAAACCCCGCATCCTCGGCGTGCCGGAGTTGGATAACGAAAGCGTCGCGAGCGAACTCGCCGGTATCGCCCAACAGCTACGCGCCTTCGCTTACGTCTCCGCCCACGACTGCGAGACCAAGGAAGAAGCCAACATGTACCGGGAAAACTTCGGCCAGCGCGAAGTCATGGTCATCTGGCCGAACTGGCAAGCCTTTGATACCAGCGCCGAACAAACCCGCCCGCTCTCCGCCGTCGCCAAGGCACTCGGCCACCGCGCCAAGCTGGATAACGACATTGGCTGGCACAAGACGCTGTCCAACATGCCGGTAAACGGTGTGACCGGTATTACAAAGGACATCTCCTGGGATCTACAAAGCAGCGCTACTGATGCGGGCTATTTGAACGAAGCCGACATTACCACTCTGATCAACAAGAGCGGCTTTCGCTTCTGGGGCTCGCGTACCTGTTCAGAAGATCCGCTCTTCGCCTTTGAATCCTATACCCGCACCGCCCAGGTGCTGGCCGACACCATCGCCGAAGCGCACCTCTGGGCCATCGACAAGCCCATGCACCCGTCCTTAGTGCGCGACATCATTGAAGGCATCAACGCCAAGTTCCGCGAGCTGACCCGCCGGGGCTACTTACTCGGCGGCTCTGCTTGGTTTGATGAAGAGCTCAACAGCAAAGAAACGCTCAAAAGCGGCAAGCTGTACATCGACTACGACTACACGCCGGTACCGCCGCTGGAAAACCTCACCCTCAACCAGCGTATTTCCGACCGCTACCTGATCGACTTTGCCAACCGCGTCGCCCCAGACAGCGTTGCCTTCAACCGCCAACTCTAAGCAGGAGCGCTAGATGATTCCGCATATTCTCAAAGACTTTAACCTTTTCGGCGATGGCAATAACTGGCAAGGCCAGATCCCCGAACTCACCCTACCAACAATGGCGCGCCGCATGGTCGAGTACGAAGGGGGTGGTATGGAAGGCCCCATCGAAGTCGACCAGGGCAACGAACTGCAGGAATTCGAATGGAAGCTCGGCGGTATGACCGTTGACGGCCTGTTCGATCACTACGGCTCGCCTATCCACGATGCATCACTCCTGCGCCTGACCGGCTCTTACGAATCCGACGAAGACGGCAACATCATCCCGGTTGAGATCGTCATGCGAGGTCGTCACAAAACCATCGAAATGGGCGACGCAAGCAAGGGCGACAACAACCAGATCAGCATCACCACCACCCTGACCTATTTCAAACTCACCATTGACGGTGAAGACGTGATCGAGCGCGACGTTCCCGGCTACGTCTTCAAAGTACGCGGTGTGGATCGCTTGGCAGAGCGCCGCGCCGCCCTGGGCGTCTAGCCCCTACCCCACGGCCGCCCCGGCGGCCTTACCCCTTTTCTTGAATAGGACATCACCATGACCCAACAGACTGAAAATCAGATCGAAGCCGCCGCCGCAAAAACCGCCACCGCCCCCGGCGTGCCCACAGAAGTGGTCGAGCTGGAAACCCCACTGCAACGTGGCAAAAACACTGTGACCGAAATCACCGTGCGTAAGCCGATGTCCGGCGGTATGCGTGGCGTCTCATTGGTAGACATCATGAACCTGGACGTGGCCGCACTCACCAAAGTCATGCCACGTATCACCACGCCCGCGCTCACCGAAGCCGAACTGAAAACTATGGACATCGTGGACCTGGTGCAACTCGGCACGGCGCTGAACGGTTTTTTAACCCCCAAGAAGTTCAAGGAAATCGAGGCATAGCGCTCGCCGAGTTCGTTGAAGAAGCCATGGCCGACTTGGCCATGGTGTTCCACTGGGAACCCCAAGCCATGGACAGCATGGAACTCGAAGAACTAATGGAATGGCGCGAACGCGCCCGCAAACGCCACGAAGGCAGCAAGCCAAACGGTAAACGCAGCAAATAGGAACGGTCGATGGCACAAAATCTACGCCTGCAGGTAATGCTTAACGCCGTGGACCGTGTCACCGGCCCCCTGAAACGCATACGCCAAGGCGCTGGCCAAACCGGCCAAGCCATGCGCGAAACCCGCGACCGGCTCAAAGAGCTGCAGCGCACCCAAAGCGACCTCACCAGCTACCGCAAAGCCAACGCCGCGTTACGCACCACTACACGCGCAATGCGTGACGCCCGCGCCCGTAATCAGCAATACACGCAAGCACTAGAGCAACAGCGCGAAGCCCATGCAAGCATCAAGTCTGGCCTGACGGTTGCCCGCCGAGAGTACGATCGGCTAGCACGTGAAATGCTCAATACCAAACAACCCAGCGACCAGCTAAGCGCTTCATTAGAGCGCGCTCGCGTGCGCTTGCATGGCCAGCAAACCGAGTTCGACAGATCCGCCAGAGCAATGCGGGAATACCGCAACCGAACCCGCAACGCAGACGAAGAGGTCAAAAAGCTCACCCGAAACCACGCCACTCAAACTGAGCGCATCCGTGGGCTAAAAACGCGGTTAGATGAGGCAGGCATCAGCACCGATAACCTCGGCCGAAGCTCGCGAGAGCTGCGAACAAAAGAGGAGCGTCTGAACGCCACGCTTCAAGAGCAAAAACGCCACCTTTCCGAAGTCGCCGAACGGCAACGCCGCTTAACCCAAGCCCGCGACCGCTACCAAAATGGCATGGCCAACGTTGCCCGCGCCCAAGGCGTAGGTATGGGCATGTTCGGCACCGGTATAGCGCAAGGTTACGCCGCTAGCCGTCTGCTTACCCCCGGTGTGGCCTGGGGCGAGCAGATGAGCACCCTACAAGCAGTAGGTCGCTTTAGTGCTGACGATGAGCGCTACCAGGCGTTGCGTGAACAGTCACGCGAGCTGGGCGGCTCCACCGCGTTCAGTGCCACCGAAGTCGGCGGCGGCCAAGAGTTCTTGCTGCGAGCAGGGATGAGCGCGGAAGCCATTCAGGCCTCAATGCGCGATGTGCTCGATCTCGCCCTGGCCAACAACACCGAGCTAGCCCGCGCGGCGGATATAGCCTCCAACATCGCGGGCACCTTCAAAATCGATATGGAAGCCGACGGCGCGATGGCCCGCGTCGCGGATATCCTCTCCGGTACCGCCAGCCGCGCTAACGTCAATTTGGAAATGCTCGGCGAAACCATGAAGTACCTGGGCGGCTCCGAAGATCTCGACCTCACCATGGAACAAGCCGCCGCCATGGCAGGGTTAATGGGTAACATCGGCATTCAAGGCAGCATGGCCGGTACCGCCATGCGCGCCATGGCCAACCGCCTGACCGATCCCGCCAAGGCAGGCCGCGATGCCATGGAGCAACTGGGCCTGCAGGTATCAGATGCCAACGGCAATATGCGCGATATGCCCGACATCCTCCGCGACATCAACAACGCCACGCGGGATCTCGGCAACGTCGAACGCCGAGCACTGCTCTCCAAGATCTTTGGCGCCGAAGCCGGTTCCGGTATGACCGAGCTGGTCAATGGGATGGCCGACGGTGACTTGGATGAGCTAATAAACGCCCTACAAACCAACGCCGGTGAAAACGCCGAGATGGCCCGCGTCATGGCAGACAACCTCGGTGGCGACCTCAAAAGCCTGCGCAGCGCCTGGGAAGAAGTCGGCATCAGCATCACAGACACCAACGATGGCCCCTTGCGTGAACTGGTACAAACCATCACCACCATCACACGCGGCGTGGGCGAATGGATCAAAGCCAACCCCGAACTCGCGGGCACTATCGCCAAAGTCGCAGCAGGCATGATCGCGCTGGCCACCGTCGGCGGTGCCGTCACCATGACATTCGCCAGCATCCTCTCCCCGCTGCTGTTCGCCAAATTCGCCATGACCACGCTCGGCATCAAGGTCGGTGGCTTGGGCACCGCACTAGGCTGGATCGCTAAAACCGCCATCCCTTGGGTAGCCGGTGCGCTTAAAGGGCTATTAGTTGCCATGGGCCCCATCGGCTGGGGCATTGCCGCCATCGCCGGTGCCGCCTTCCTGATCTACAAGTTTTGGGAACCTATCAAAGGCTTTTTCCTTGGCCTTTGGCAGCAGGTGAAAGACGCCTTCGGCGACGGCATCGACGGCGTTGCCCGTCTGCTCATCAACTGGTCACCGCTGGGGCTCATTCACAGCGCCTTCATCGGCGCGTTAGGCCTGTTGGGTATTTCAGTGCCCGAGGGTTTTCGCAACCTGGGGGGCTTTGTTATCGACGGCCTGCTGAGCGGGATGGGGGCAAAGCTTACCGCGTTACGCGAGTGGGTCACCGGCATGGCCAACAGCGTGGCCAACTGGTTTAAAGAGGTGCTCGGCATCCACTCGCCAAGCCGCGTGTTTGAAGGCTTCGGCATCAACATCGTGGAAGGCATGATCAACGGTATTGCCAGCATGGCCGGGGCGTTACGCGATCAGGTCATGGGCATGGCGGCCAATATCGCCGGATGGGTGCAAGAAGCGATGGCCAGCGCCTGGGATTCCATCGGCGACGGTGCCAGCCGCGCCATGCAGTGGGGCCGGGACACAGCGGCCGGAATGGGCCAAGGCATCCGCGACGGTGCCAGCCGCGCAACCGAAAGCGCCGCCAACCTCGCCAGCGGTGTGACCGATACCGTGCGCGGCTGGTTGGATATCCACTCCCCCAGCCGCGTATTTGCCACCATTGGCGGCTACATTTCCCAAGGCTTGGCCAACGGCATTGAGAACGACGCCGACAGCCCCGTTAAGCAAGTACGTAGCGTCGCCAGCCGCATGTGCGATGCCGCAGCGGGATTAATGTTAAGTGCAGGGATAGCGTCACCAGCGGTGGCGATAGAAGCACAACCGCCAGAACTACCGCAATTGCCGGGGCTTCACACCCAAATTGAGCGCCCTGAGCAACCCACGCTACAAGCTCTGCAGATAGAGCACCCCACGCTGCCAGAGCTAAGCGCACCAGAGCTTCAGCGCCCAGAACTGCCACAAATGCCCCGCTTGATGAGCGAGGTGGCCACACCCGAAACGCCCACGTTGGATGCACTACGCATCGAACGGCCAACGCTGCCCGAATTACCCAGCCTGGACGCGTTACAGATCCAGCAGCCCGAGCGTCCAGAAATCCCCACGCTCTATAGCGAGGTGGCCACACCAGAAGCACCCACGCTGGATGCAATGCGCATCGAACGGCCGGAGCTGCCCGCGTTACCCAAGCTAGACGTGTTAGAGATCAGCGCGCCCGACCTGCCACGCCTGTATAGCGAGGTGGCCACACCAGAAACACCCACGCTGGATGCACTGCGCATCGAACGGCCAACGCTGCCCGCTTTACCCAGCCTGGGCGCGTTACAGATCCAGCAGCCCGCGTTGCCAGAAATGCCCCGCTTGATGAGCGAGGTGGCCACGCCAGAGATACCGACGCTGGATGCACTGCGCATCGAGCAGCCAAAGCTGCCCGCTTTACCCAGCCTGGGCGCGTTAGAGATCCAGCAGCCCGCGTTGCCAGAAATACCTACGCTCTATAGCGAGGTGACCACACCAGAGATACCCACGCTGGATGCACTGCGCATCGAGCAGCCAGCGCTGCCCGAGCTGGGCGCGCTAGAAATCCATGTGCCGGAAATACCCCGCTTGATGAGCGAGGTGGCCACGCCAGAGATACCCACGCTGGATGCACTGCGCATCGAGCAGCCAACGCTGCCCGCATTACCCAGCCTGGGCGCGTTACAGATCCAGCAGCCCACGTTGCCAGAAATGCCCCGCTTGATGAGCGAGGTGGCCACACCAGAAATTCCCACGCTGAATGCGCTGCACATCGAACGGCCAGAGCTGCCTGCGCTGCCCGAGCTGGGCGCGTTAGAGATCAGCGTGCCGGAAATGCCCCGCTTGATAAGCGAGGTGACCACGCCAGAGATACCCACGCTGGATGCACTGCGCATCGAGCAGCCAAAACTGCCCGCTTTACCCAGCCTGGGCGCGTTAGAGATCCCGCAGCCCGCGTTGCCAGAAATACCTACGCTCTATAGCGAGGTGACCACGCCAGAAACTCCCACGCTGGATGCACTGCACATCGAGCAGCCAACGCTGCCCGTGTTGCCCGAGTTGGGCGCGTTAGAGATTAGCGTGCCGGAAATGCCCCGCTTGATAAGCGAGGTGGCCACGCCAGAGATACCGACGCTGGATGCGCTGCGCATCGAGCAGCCAACGCTGCCCGCATTACCCAGCCTGGGTGCGTTACAGATCCAGCGCCCCGAACTGCCCAGCTTGGACACCCTGGCTTTCGAGTGGCCAGAACTCCCCCAATTCGACCCGCTACGCATCGACACCAGCGGCGTACAGATCGACGCCCGACCGCCGCTGCAAAGCCACACCAGCCAGCCCAGCAGTGGCCTAGTGATCAACGGCGGCATCAACATCGAAATCAACGCCGCCCCCGGCATGAATGAACAGGATCTCGCGCGCCTAGTGAACGCCGAAGTACAACGCGCCCTACGCGATGCCGAACGCCGCGCCCAGGCATCACGCCGCAGCGCATTCCACGATATTGATTAAGGTGACTCTATGATGATGGTTTACGGCATGTTCGTCTTTGCACTCGATACCGCCGCTTACCAGGAGCTGCAACGCCAAACCCGGTGGCGGCAGGAAGCACAAGGCCGCGTAGGCCTACTGCCCGCCCGGCAGTTTCTCGGCCCTGGGGAAGACACCATTACCCTCACCGGCACCCTTCACCCCCAGTTCACCGGTGGCCAACCCCACCTGGATCAGCTGCGCGATATGGCCAGCCAAGGCCACGCCTGGCCATTAATTGAAGGCACCGGCAAAAACTACGGCTTTTTTGTCATGGAAAGCCTGAAGGAGCGCAAAGTAGCACTCATGCGCGACGGCGCCGCCCAGCAAATTGATTTTGATATGGTGCTCCACCGGGTAGAAGAAGATAACGGCAACCTGCTGGCCATGCTTGGCCCGCTGGCAGGCATGGCCCTACGCGCCGTGCCAAGGTTGGTGTAAATGATTCCCGCCCGCCGCCCCGCCTACTCAATCGGTGGTATGGCCGCCACCGGCCGCTTGCAAAGCCTCACTATCACCGACCGACGCGACACCACCGCCGATGAACTCACCCTGACCCTGGAAGACCACGACGGCCGCCTCGCCATTCCCCCGCGTGGCAAAGTGCTAAGTGTGGCACTTGGCTGGGAAGGTGAAGCCCTGGTGGATCGCGGCCTATTCACCGTGGATGAAGTGGAGCACAGCGGCGCGCCGGATGTGCTCACCATCCGCGCCCGCAGTGCCAACCTGCGCAAAAGCAATCCTGCCAAGCGCTGCGAAAGCTACCACAAAAAAACTTTGCAACAGGTGGTTGGCAGCGCGGCCGGGCGTTTAGGGCTGGGGGCAACCGTCGCGCCTTCGCTAGCGGGGATCTTCATAGAGCATATCGACCAGACCGACGAAAGCGACCTCCACTTTCTCAACCGCCTGGCAGAGCGCTATGACGCCCTATGCATGGCCAAAAATGGCCAACTGCTGTTCATGCCCATGAACGGTGGCGTAACGGCCGGGGGAACCGCCATCCCACCCATTACCCTAAAGCGTGGCGTGGGAGACACCCACCGCTACCTGATAGCGGATAGAGAAGAGTTCACCGGGGTCATCGCCTACTGGTCGGATCTCGATGAAGCCGAACGCAAAGAAATACTGATCGGCAGCAGCGACAACGCCAAACGTCTACGCCACACCTACGCCACCGAAGGCGATGCCATACAGGCCGCCAGTGCCGAACTTAAACGCCTGCAGCGGAAGCATGCCGAATTCACCCTGGAGCTGGCCGAAGGCCGCGCCGACATCTACCCCGAAACCCCGGTTATCGCCGAAGGCTACAAGCCCGAGATCGACGCCACGCCCTGGATCATCGACGAAGTCACCCACCAATTCACCAACAGCGGCTACACCTGCGAAATCAAGATGCAGACACGGTGAAGAAAGCCCACGACTAGAGTTATTGGGGTTATCATTTTTGACACGCTCACAATCTGGGGTTATAGTAACCCCAAAACTCAACGACTAAGGGGCAGGAGGTGAACAGCAGAGCACTGATCAAGGAACTGGAAGCGGATGGCTGGGAGTTAGTGAGAGTCAAAGGCAGCCACCACCATTTCAGGCACCCTACTAAGCCAGGCACAGTGACCGTGCCACATCCCAAAAAGGATCTGAAAACAGGGCTAGAAAAGGGAATCAGAAAAAGCGCCGGCCTCTTATGAGGCTGGCCACTGCTGCCCCGCACCACAACAGGAGATCAACGCATGTTGTTTCCCATTGCAATTGAACGCGGCGACGAACAACACGCCTACGGCGTGGCGGTGCCTGATTTGCCCGGCTGCCATTCAGCGGGCGATACCTTTGAAGAAGCGATGACCAACGCAAAGGAAGCCATTGAAGGTTGGCTAGAAGTCGCCGTGGACTTCGGCGACCCCATTCCCGAAGCCACCTCCATCGAACACCACATGGATAACCCCGATTTTGAAGGCTGGATCTGGGCTGTGATCGATATCGACCTAACCCCCTACCTGGGCAAAAGCCACAAAATCAACGTCACATTGCCAGACCTACTGGTTAAACAGATTGACGACTTTGTCGCCAGCCACCCAGGGGATAAAACGCGAAGCGGCTTCCTCTCGCGGGTTGCCATGGCAGAGCTGGCCAAAGCACGTAAAAGCGCATAACGACACACATCAAAAACCCCCGGCCACTCCACATGGCCGGGGGTTTTCATTTCAGGCTAGCCTAACAGCCTCGGCTACTCCTTCACCCAGCCCATCATGAACATAAGCAACACCGAAGTTTCACCTACCTGCTGATTGGTAAATAACCGCGCATTTTCAGCGGCATCGGCGTCAGGCGAGAAGGCATCGTTTAGCTGGGTCATTAGCTCCTCAGCAAAACGCCGTAAATCATCAACGCTATTTACCTGCTGGGAAATTGACGGCTTCAAATGGTCGTTTTGCCACATCACCGCAAACAGGTCGGCCGATGTGGCCAGCTTGTTGGCATCACTGGCCTGCTGCCACTCCACCGCACTGGCAGCGTGCAATGTTCCCCCTTCATACCACGCCGCTTGCACTAGCAAAGAAAGGCACAACAACCAGCAACCGACCGTGAGTGTTATTAATTTTCTCATCCGCTTCACCAAGGCAATCTATATAAAACCCCCAGCCATAAAATGGCCGGGGGCTACTACTGTCGCAGACTTCTGGCGAAGCGGAAACCGCAACGCGTGCTACAAGGCGACTAAATCACTATGCCAAATATGCTAATCAAATAATGTAAGCAATTTTCCATATCTTTGTAAAAATGGCTTACATTGAAAAGCATCTTCTCGTTTGACCTTTTTATTATAATAACAAACTGAATTTAAACACTTAAGCGAACAAAAAATAAATATGAACCACCATAGCCAAAACAAAGGGCAACCAACTAACTAAAGAAAATCCTCGCAATAACCTATCAGTTCTATCTTCGTCTTTCTTCAAGTCATCGACAATCTGGTCAATGTTATCTCTTAAATCCTTAGGATAAACTTCTTTCCTTCCCTCAATAGAATTTAATATCATATTCTTGGAGTGAATAACTCTTTTCAAGCGCCTTTTCTGGTTATCGACAGTTTCTGACAAGATAAAAGAAGCAAGCATAACGCCAAGCACTATCAGAGCACTATTCACAATACTTCCCGACTTTGGTATAGCAGCTACTGCTGCCAAAGAAATCGGTATACCAAGCAATTTTCCTGTTATATCGCTCACAACACTAGAGAGCTTATTGGATATTTCAACCTCTGCTTCCGCTACTTCTCTTTTAGCTTTGTGGAAAGCAAACCCACTCGTATAAACCGCGAAATTCTTATCATAAGTGGTTAAAAAATCATTCCAATTTCTAACCAAGTAGTGAAACGGTTTTTCATTTTCAGAGCGACGTTGAACAAACTCAGTTATAGTATTTCCAAATATTCCCTTTCGACCATGATAGTGTGGATCTTGACTCTGTGACGAATCACATAAACAAACCAGATGTTCAATATTCGCGCTACCAGCAAAATCCAAAATTTCCTTATCAACTTTTGTCTCGATTACTAATGGCTGAGAAACACCCACTTCCTCAGGCTTAATAAATACAAGACGAAGATAGTTAGTATGTGTTTTTTGATCATGATAATGAGCCAGCTGGGATAGCTTTTCAATAAGAACACATAAGTTATTCAGTTTTTCCGATATTTCACTCGCTCCATCTAAAACATCGCAATAATCTTCTTTAAGAAGATAATAATTTACCGGAGCTTCTCCCTGCCCTATCTTCGGATCCTGTTTTAAAAGGTCATCAATATTTTCATGAAAGGTACTTGAGCCTTTCCTAGCGGGGCGAACCTCAAACTCGACGATACCTTCCGATGATGAAGGAATGTCACTAGCTTTGTGAAAGTCTTTACCATTTATAACAATAGAGACAAAGTTCCCAGAACCACTGCTCTCAGTAGACAGCAACACACTGCCGTACTCTTTAAAGTCAACAGAACCAGAAAAAACCCCCTTCATAATACGAGGTTTACCTGCTAACCGGTAAAGCTGGAAAAGCGATGCTATAGACACAGTTGATTACTCATCCGCTTCTTCGTATTGGCCAAACTCATCGAGTGCCTCCAAAATATCCGCAATCATCCCAGTAGGTAGCCTAGTAAGGGTAATTGACTCCTGGTCACGATCATAGAATACATCAGCAGCGGGATCTGTGCTGCTCAAGGCATTTTTTTCGAACGAGAACTTCCAACTATCTCCTCCAGCAGAAATTCGAGTATGCTTATTTAAAGATCTCTTGTTCACAGGAAACTCGGCGGGGACAGCAACCTCTTCACTATTCAATCGCTCCATATATGCATCAAGTAAGTCATCTGACTGATCAGCCATATTGTCAGGAATATGCCTCACAACAACATGGCCAATCTCGGCTAGTTTTACCGACTCTCCTGATGCTTCTTTTTCACTTAAATAACCCATAAGGTCATTAAAGAAATCCTCTCCCTTGCTCTTCAATCCCTCATTTTCTCTAAAGAAGCGCTTTGACTCACGTAAAAGATTGTCTGTAGCTTTTCCTGAAGCAGTTCCAGGAGAACACCCTAAAGCTGTGACAAAATAACCTGATGCAGACTTTGAAGAGGCCGAGCTTATAAAACTCAAATAGCTTAGATTTTCTCGTTCATCATTATCTGCACCGTCATAGGTCGCTAGCTTCGAAAAATTAATGCGTGCAGCTTGGTGTAGCTTACTCAACTCGAGCTGCTCAAGCTCTTCAGGCTCTAAATCTTCTGTCAAAGTGATACCAGGCGTTTTTTTAATCATAGCAATTAAGAAAAAACGATCACCTTGACTTATAAAGTCAGAGAACACTATATACCCACCAGTTGCAAAGTGACTGCTAGAAGCTTTATCGTACAAGCGTTCCATTGCTGTTCTAGTTAAAGCAATAAATTCTTCATCAGTAGGCTCTTCAGAAGCTTTATACCCCTCAAAATCATCAGGAAAAGCTCCTCTGCCTTCATTGTTGAGGAAAGTACCGTAGTGCGCGCTATTATGTCTTGTACCATAAACATCTAAGATACCAGCCATAAGTTTGACAACGGCAGCATTCTCAGGATTAAGAACCTCCTCGCGATAATTCGAATCTTGAATGTCTTCGTTTTTTTCTTTGATCAGCTCATGAACAATAACTTTACTGAGTTGCATAATATCCCTTTAAAAAATTATAGTTAATTATCAATAATAACCACTGATATCCTAAGGCAAGCAAATTAAGTGCATTGGTCAACCCCATGAGCCAATACAAGCCCCTAAGCCACTCCACATAGCTGAGGGTGTTACTCCGCCCCCTTCTGGCGAAGCGCTTGCGCAGCGCCTATTTCTAGGCGATAAGGTCACTATGACAAATAAACTTAACCGTTGATGTAAGCCTTTCGCCATACATTTGTAAGAAAAAGCCTACACCGCCCAGCATCGCGCTTGCCTAACCACCACGCCTTTATACTGCTTGGGCGTGATAAAACACCCCTCACCACCGTTGGCAGGCAGCAAGCGGCAACGGCTACCCACGCGATGAGATTTAAATAGCCGGTACTCCCCTTCAACCTCAGCCACCACCAGATCCGCATGGCCAAACGAGCGTGCTTCATCCACCACCAGCACATCGCCCTCCATCCATAACCCACCAGGCTGTGCCTCGTCACTGATCTCCACCAGAAAGCAGCTAGGCGGAAATCGCCGCTTATCCATCTCTGCTATCGCGGGGTGCTCCACCCCCATCACCGCAGGCCCCAAGTAATTCACACGCATAATCCATGCCCTGTGCTAGCTCCCCTACAGCGATGCGATGCACCGCGTCCCTAAGTACAATACTGTAAAAATTACCAGTTAATAGCAAGGGTTATGGAATCAATGCATAGGGCTGCCCAAGAAACGCTCCCAGGCACCTACACTGCGCGAACCGAAGCCCGCGCTATACGGCGAATTGGGATGAGCTGATGAAGGCGTATACGGATGAGGAAGATGTGAAAAGAGCAGAACTCGCCACAGCAGATTCAAAGTAATTCATCTCCAACCGTGTGCCTTCTGTTTGTTAACTCAAAAATCACCATAGGGGTCAATTAAATGGGGCCATGTACCGCGAAGATAAGATAAACCAATATACTCACAAACTTTATTTAACGGGACGTGATCAAAATCACAAACAGTGCTAAAACCAAATTTTTCAAGTAATGCACAAATATATGGAAATTTATCTAACAGCACACTCTCTTGTAAAAATGGTTTTTGGTACTCCCCAGCGGGAATATCGAAGGTTAAACTCCTACAGATGATAACGCTGGTTGATTCACCATAGCGTTTACCATTCAAGTAAGCTCCCAAATATTGCAAGTAGCCTAAATCAACAGGTTCAATATCCTCTAAAGGAAAAAAATCTTCTAAAGAACTACCATATATCACGTTTACAGCATAACTTTCATCAACTTCTCTAGCGGGATTAATCCTCCTAACATAATATGAAAACGCAAAAAAACGAATCAAATTCAAATCTAACTTAGAAAGCATTTCTATTGACTGGTCGATCACAATACTTTTTAAAGAGCCTTTTCCAGATGAAAGCTTATTAGCTATCAAATCAGAAACAGTATCCAACTCTGCATTATCGGTTCTTTTAGCGGAATACTCTACGCCTTCATTAATAGCTGCTTGAATATCAGGTCTCCTCAACTCCTTTTCTACATCTATCTCAAGTTTGGAAATCTTTTCAAACAGCTTTTCGGAAAACCTGTCAACATATAGCCTAGCTTCAGCCACAGCTTCTTCTCTAAGCTTAGGGAAATTACGCTCCAATAATAATGTAACTAAATCTTTTACATCCCTATATTGCATGCCAATATTGATATCATGGTTTGCTTGAACAGCAATAGCGCCTTCAGCGACCTTTTGAACCTGTTTATCTTTATCTAGCATCCTCATCTCCTTCTTGCTTACCGCCTATATTCACATCTCGACCAGCTTGTATGCCAAAGCCGTTTTTGACCTGCTGCTTCTGAGTACTAGGAGAACTCTTCTTCTGATAGATGAATGTGAAAACACCAACAATAGAGGCTAAAAAAGCAGCCACGCTTGAAAATGAAGGATCTAAAACAACCCAAACCAAACAAAAAGCACTAGATAACAAAGAAATCAATATAAGCATTAGCAATCCAAAACTTATTATCAAAACAAAAGCCCATCAAAGCTTAGACATAAAGCTTCGTTAGAGGTCATCCCAGTCACTTTCAATACGCTTTATTTCACTTTCAACTATTTCAAGCTGGGTATCAGGTGACCCTTTGAAGCTATATATTTTTCTTTGACTCAAGTCTAATACCCGACATTCCTCCAATGGCACTTCGCATGACTCACTCATGAGGTAGCAAATAATATTCGCTCGTTGCTGAGTCATTTTCTGGCTATTATTGAAATGAAGTTTTAACAGCAGATTCTCACCATCAACTTTATAATAAAGCTCTGGGTTGCATAAAACATTGGTATTACTGTAATTATAAGTAGCCCTTACTGGGTCATAATGGTAAATATTTTTACCTGTCGCCCATGAAATAAAGCTTTCAGCAATTCTCGAGTAGTTATCCTTTTTTTTCTCATGAGCATTTTTGGCTACATCGCGTAAATCACTAAAATTTCTCTGATGCTTAAAAAGTCCTTGTATGGCGCGCCTAAGCACCATGTAATAATCTTTATAGGGCGCGTAGCCTGATTTACTTTTGGCACGCTGCGTTCGGCCTTTTTTCAAGTGTGGATCAGATGTAGCAATATATGAAAACTCTGCAATTGAAAAATCAGGCATTACCGACCCCTTTTATAATTTATTAGCAGCCTCAAAACCACATATCTGCTTTTATGGTTTTACAGTTACACCACCCGCCCAATCCGTATCTCACACCGCCCCAGAATCTCTACATCATGCATATCCTGCGGCTTGATCATTTCCGGCTGGTAATGGTCGTTATCGCTAATCAAGTACAGCGCGCCCCCTGCCAAGCGCTGTACCCGCTTAATCCGCCGTTCCCCACTCACCAGCAACAAGAAAACACCTTCCTGTTTCGGGTCGCGGTTACTGCGATCCACCAATACCCAGTCGCCATCGTCTAGGGTGCCGAGCATTGAATCGCCGCGCACTTTGATGCCCACTACCTGGGCGGGGTTTAGCCCCTGCTCGGTTAGTTCGGCAGTGGAAAAGTACAGCGTGGTTTTCACCGGCTCGCCTTCAAAGCTTCGCCCTGCCCCGGCGGCCGCTTCAATGTCGTACATCTTGACCGGTGTTTGATCTTTAGATGGAGCTAGTTCCTCGGACTCACCCATAACGTATGTAATATCTACACCAACAGACCTTAAGCGCATCATAAATTCCACAGATGCTCTTTTGCGACCTGTAACAACGTCTCTAAGGCCCTGTGGCGTAGCGTCGCCAATTGCCCGCGAGGCATCAGCTAGGGTCTCAAACCCTGCATTCTGAATAGCCTCACGTAGACGAGACAGCATTTTTTCCACATCAACGCTTGACGACATGTAATATTTACACCTAAGCTAATTATGTCTTTTACTTCATAACACTTTGCAAGGGAGCCACTGCCATGGCCACACCTGCTGATATGCCACCGCTCGTCACGGTGGAAAAACTGGTTATTAATCAAACCAAAGGCGTACTGACCCTTGAGTCAGCTCAGCAAGGCATTGAGCAGTACAGCAGCACTTGCCGCCAAAAGCCGATCCCTTTCAAAGAGCTGGTCAGCATCCTGATGATTCTGCAGGGCTTTGGCGCCATTGATGTCACCGCTTTTATCAAGCCGCAGCATCAAAACAGCCATCACATCACTTGGTCACTCAATGCCAAGGCGCAGCCCTAACCCATCCCTTTAAAAGTCTTTTACTTCATTAAGGAAGCCTAACCCATGGCCACCGCTAACACCATTGCCCCAAAGCCGATTTATGCCCCCAAAGGGTGTAATTCGCCAATCATGACCTACCTCACCGAAGCCGAACGAACCAGCTTGGAACGCATTACCAAACTGGAGATGCGTTCAATGTCGGCCACCGCTCGCATGCTCATGCTGCGCGGCATCGCCCAATACGACCAAGAAACCCTCATCGCCGATTAACCCACGCTCACACACTGCATAAGGAAATCCCTCATGTATCAGGACACTAAGCGCCTCCGCACCAAGAAAAGCGTTTACCTGGATGAGTACGAAGACGCCGTGATTACGGCTCACGCAAACCTTCAAGGCATTAGCAAAGCAGCGCTGATGCGGGAAATGATCATGAGACAAGCCCGCGAGCTAGTAGGCCTTGGTGACCTGCACGAAAAAAGTATGGGCGACCGTGCGGGGTAATACCGCCCCTTCTTCAACCCCTGTTCCACCCCCCGAAAAGGTAACGCATGCCCACCAGAGATAGGCGAACAGACATCACGATGGATCCTGAGCTTGAAGCCACGCTCAGGCAGGTTCGCGAAAGCCACGGGCTTGATTCCGACGAAGCCGCCATGGAATTCCTGATATCTCGGAGCATCCGGGTCAATGGCAACCGGATGACCGGACGCGGCCGCGCCCTTTACGAAGTGAAGAGAGGGCCAAGTGGCTGAGCCAATAGTAGAAGAGACGTTTACGACGGTTAGCCGACTCCGGTTTAGGTGCCCCCATTGCGGTAGCCATATGAAAGTGCGGACTTCGAAGACGCATTTGGTTGATTACCGCGAATTGTACTTTCACTGCAGTAACGAATTTGAGTGTGGGTACCGCTGTAAAGGCAGGGTAACGCTGGATGAGACGCTGGCATTTAGCTACTGCCCCAAGGCTGGCGTGAATATCAAGCCCTCCCCGTTTATGAAGCGCAAATGGAAGCTAGAAGAGCAAGGCCAGATACCTCTTATTGAAAGTCAAAGCCCTATTAGGAGATACCCCCATGAACGTAACGCTCATTAACTCAGCAAAAGCCCCCTTCGAACTAGCCACAGAGCTGCTATGGAAGCACCGCTGGGACAGCCGCGCCGAAGCGCTGCGCATCACCATCGGCACCCTGGTGAACGACTACGGCATCGCAGAAGCCAATGCCGAAGTGGCCAGCATTCAAGCTTACGCCGACCTCGATAGCGTTAATGAAACTGCCCGCATTGATGTCGATGCCAGCACCTCACACGTCGTTATCTTCCGTGATGGAAGCGGATGCCCAGTCATGTTCACCGCCCGCGACCTCAGCCGCATGATTCAGCAAGCCCGCGATGCAGGCCTTGCCCAAGTGGTCGATGCCGATACCCGCCGCCCTGTTGTTTTAGAGCACTGAGCCTAAGCCCTTAGCAAAAGCACTGAGAGAGGCAGCCATGACCAACGTCACCCCACTTCCCTCACGCCAAGCACCGCCCCGCGTTCAAACCGACCGTGCGGGCTTTGGCAAACTTCGCGCCGAGCTGCACAGCCGCGTCGCAGACCAAGATCTAGTCAACGTCTGGGCAGATCTCAATTATCCCGAGCGCCGCCTTGTGCTTAAAAGCGCAGGGCTGCAGGTAGACGCGACCCAGCAAATCAGCCAACTAAGCAAGCCCGAGCGCGATGCAGTGCGCTCGGCTATCCATCGTATGAGCAATTACGCCACCGGCCTTCGCGACCAACTGCGTAACCGTGCCCAGCACCCAAGCTGTGAACTGGCCAGCCACGCCCGCCAAGCCTTGGCAGAAGGCAACACCAAAGCCGCCCTGCACTGGCTAAACCTGATCGAAAAGGGGGTGGCATGAATATCCAAACCACCATGGACAACCTGTTCATCACCAAGGTGCGCTTTGAAGAGCTAGCCAACGCATTAGCCGAACGCGGGCATCAGATGGCTGCGGCAGAACTGCAGTGCGAACTGGACAAAATCAGCAAGCAGTTAATGCAGTTAGAGCATGTATTAAAAGTGTATCAAGTCGATATTGCCGCCGCCCAGTTGGGTGCTAAATGAGCGCGCTGGAACAAAGCCAGAGCTTTGGCACCCGCGAATGCCGCGTATGGCGTGAGGCTAACTTTTGGGCGCCACTGCCTAGCATCGCTGAAACACTGGCGGGCGGCTTTGTGCATGTGGCCAAGCGCCACGGTAATTCAGCGGGCAACCGCTGGTTAGCGCGCAACACGCGGGAGCTCATCGACCCAGCCAGCGTGTACCGCCGCTTTCCTACCATCGCCAACGATCTGGAGCGAGGCTTTAACGGGCAGGTCAAACGCGCGCCCACCACCATCGAAGGGTTGCAGCAGGCGTGCCAGTGGTTGGCCAGCGTGCAAGATCGCTTGGTAGTTCATGGCCTGAACGTCACCCACGACGATGAAGCGGTTACCAATCACGCAGAAGCCCAAGCCACAGCAGTCGAGCGCGAACGTAGCAAGTTGATCGGTGGCATTGATGCACATAACCGCCGCCTTCGCCTGGGCTTGCTGCCGCCACCGCTAAACTTGAAAACGCCCAAGGCGCGCACTCTTTCTGGCCAAGCGCGTGAAATCGCGTTGCAAATAGCTGATTCCCGCAACCCGTTAAGCCCGCCATTGGGCGTCATTCCATTGATGGCAGTGTTCAACTGGTACCGCGCACCAGTTATGAGCCTATCCGTCGTCAATGAAATGGCGCTCGAAAAGGCACGCCACCGGGCGCGCCTGCATGGCATTAACCCGCCTAGCCTGAAGCTGAAAAGCAGCGTGCAACTGTCCAAGCTGACTGACCCTAATTGGTGGCGTCGGCAACTGCGCCGTTTAGGTGGCCGCCGGTTGGAACAAGTGCAGCGCGAAGCCCACCGCGTACACAAGCGCGCGGGCATCTACTGCAGCAACGTCACACTCGACCGCCGCCGCTCCCAGAAGAACCGCACCCGCGCTTTGCTGGAAGCGCTGGAAGCCATCAACCAGGAAGGTCAGGTCTACACCCTGGCAGAACTGGCTGAGCTGGGCTTATCAAACCCTGACCACCGCCGTGCTGAATTAATGCTGCGCATCAGCGACACCGAGGCAGAGTCTCGCCGCTTAGGCCATGTGGGCATGTTCTACACCATCACTGCGCCTAGTCGCTTTCACCCGGTGATCTCTGAGAACAGCGTGCGCAACTCGAAGTACGACGGCAGCACGCCCCGCGAGGCGCAGGCCTACTTGCAGAAGGTGTGGGCGCGAATCCGTGCCGCTCTCGCCCGCGAAAACCTGGGCATCTATGGCATTCGCGTCGTGGAGCCCCACCACGACGGCACCCCACATTGGCACTTGTTGATCTGGATGAAGCGCGAAGATGCCAAGCGTATTAACCAAATCATGCAAAGCCATGCCGAAGCCGACACGCCTGAAGAGCTATTCGACCGCCGTGGCCGCAAAACCACAGCACGGTTCAAGGTGGAGCGCATCAACTATGCAAAGGGAACCGCTGCGGGGTACGTGGCCAAGTACATCTCGAAAAATATCAACGGCGAGCAGTTCACCCGCAATGGCGTGGCCAACGACGACAAAGACCGTTATGGCCACGATCTCAATAGCGTGGCGCCGCGCATCGAATCTTGGGCGGCGGTGTGGGGCATTCGCCAGTTTCAGTTTGTTGGCCTGCCTAGCGTGACCGTGTGGCGGGAAGTGCGCCGCCTGAATGAAAAACACATTGATGAGCTAACCGCTTGGGAAGCTGCCACCCGACCAGAAAAACGCATTGCTGGGCGCTTGGAGAAGATCCGCGCGGCGGCCAACTCCGGCCAGTGGGATCAATTCTTACGCTTGATGGGTGGCCCCAATCTGCCCCGCAAACAGCGCCCGGTTAAACCGTGGACGATGCCCCGCGTAGACCTCGACCGCCTTGAATTTAGCCACGCCACCGGCGAAGTGCATGAAGGCATTGAGGCCAAAGGCCGCCACGGCGAAAGCAAGCTGGGCACCTTCGGCATTGTGGTTTCCGATGGCCGGGGCAACGAACACGAATACCTAACCCGCTTTTACCGCTGGCAAGTGCGCAGTAAGTCGCGCGGCCACCAGGGGGTTTCGGGAGGCGGCGAAGCCGCCTCCCCTTGGACTCGTGTCACTAACTGTACGCAGGGGCCAGATATTCAGCCCCGCGAGCCATCACCCGAAGAGATAAAAGCCCAGCGCGAACGTCTCGAAGAGTGGAAGCGCTCAGAAATTTACCGAGCCGAAGCGGAAGACGCCTTCCGAGAAGGCCAAGAAGCCATAGAAGCCGCGCGAAACCTCTTCGCGCCGTCCACCCCTACCCAGCAGGAAGAGTACTTCCCGCCCGAACTTTGTTAATCCAAGGAAGAACGATGGCAGATAACGCCGACCGCGCAGCGGTCACCATCCAACAAAGCCTGGAGGCCACACTGGCACGCCGTGCCAAGCTCGCCACCCAGGCCACCAACAGCGAGTGCGACGACTGTGGCGACGAGATCCCCGCCGCCCGCCGCGAAGCCGCACCCTGGGCCACCACCTGCATTGAGTGCCAGGGCATTCGTGAACGGAAAGCCCGACAGAGTCGATAGGTCAACTATGAACTACTTACTAACGGCGTTCGCGCTCACCACGTTAGGCACGCTAGCCGCTATCGCACTTTTAAGCGGGGGCAAGTACCAAGATGAAAAGCGGGCAGCATGTGCAGCAAAATGCTCAAAAAATCACAAAGCAGCTAAAAATGAGCAAATTAACGCGCAAAAGAACAAACAAAGGGAGGTATAGGTGAATGAGTTGGCTCTTTTCGCAGGCGCTGGTGGCGGAATACTCGGCGGCCACCTCCTCGGATGGCGTACCGTCTGCGCCGTTGAGCGTGATGCCTACGCAGCACAGGTTCTGGCGCAACGACAAAACGATCGAGCCCTCGCGCCTTTCCCTATTTGGTCTGACGTGTGCAGTTTTGACGGAAAGCCATGGCGAGGCCGTGTTGACGTCGTTTCTGGCGGCTTTCCCTGCCAAGACATCTCCGCTGCTGGAAAAGGTGCCGGCATCAAGGGACAGCGGTCAGGATTATGGGAGCAAATGGCGCGGATCATTCGCGAAGTACAGCCCGGCTACGTCTTCGTGGAAAACAGCCCAGTGCTCACTTCTCGCGGACTCGGAAGGGTTCTCGGAGACCTGGCCGAAATGGGGTTTGATGCACCATGGGGCTGCATATCCGCTGCCGACCTTGGTGCACACCATGAGAGGGAAAGAATCTGGATTGTGGCCTACTCCCACAGTCTGCGGGAACAACAACCGGAAAGGGGTAAGTGCGAAAAGTGGGGATGGGCTAGCAACAGCGGTCAAAAAATGGCCGACGCCGCTGGCATCAGATTGGAACAAAAATGGCCACCCGGGAGATATGGCTCGGAGGTCTCCGTCATTGGCAGATGTAGTAAAGATGTATCCCACACCAAACGCCTCGGATGCAAACAAATGGAGCAACCAGTCACTTTTGGAGAGAAAGGAAAAAGGTCAACAGGTTCGGCTGAGCACAGCCGTAGCTCCCGAGGGTGGGCAAGGTGGCCGGCTGAACCCGACGTGGGTCGAGTGGCTGATGGGGTGGCCAATCGGGTGGACAGAATTAAAGCCCTTGGAAATGGACAAGTTCCACGAGTGGCAGCGGCAGCATTCGCCCTGCTCAGCGAAGAGTGAGGTAGCGGCATGAACCACAACCCACCGCCCGCGCAGACGCCATCTCTACCTAAGGGTGGTGTAGTGGCACGGCAAGCGGCAATGCTGTGCTCTGATCCTGCTTTTCAGCTTTACCTAGATCGCCGCCGCCGGTTTAAGCACAACATGGCAGAAAGCCAGTTGCCCGATGGTACCCATAACGCTATAGACGCGCGTGATTGGTTGATAGCAGCCTGCAACATCGCTAGCCGCGCCGAGCTGGATAGCAACCTAGCAGCGTGCCAAACGTTTCGCATGATCCGCAACCGCTTCAATCGCTGGCGGGCTAAGCAAAAGGGAGATAAGAAATAATGAAAACTGAATTTATGCTGCTAGCGTGCTACGAAAAGCCCCTTATACCGCTGGAAACCTTCTGTGCAGATATTATGGGTGTGTCGCTGCAAACAGCGCGCAACCGGATCGCCCAGGGCACCTTCCCAGTGCCGCTCACACGCACCGCCCGCCAACCGATGGTGCATGTTGCGGATGCTGCAAAGTTTATTGATACTCAGCGTGAGCTGGCGGCTGAGTGATAGCCCTTCCCTGTAGCTCCCCTCTCGGCTAGCATTCTCAGAGCTGCGGCAAAAAACGTAGCTGGGTTTGGCGGCGACATGGCGGGTTCCAATACACGAAAGGAGCTTCACCATGACCTTCACATCATACCTTTCCAGTTTGACGATCTTGAAATTCGGACTCTATAGATCAATGGCAAGCCTTGGTTCACCTGCAGGAAGGGCGCTATATGGCCATATCCATGACAGTGCAGCCATCGCAAAACGATATCAACCTAGGCTGCAAGCACAGCTTTCTTAGGGTATAAACATAAAGCCTCTGGCGCCAAGAGGCTTTTCCAATAGGTTGACAGCAAAATTTTACATTCAGTGATAGGCGGGAAGGAAAATGAGCGATAAAAAAGGGAACAAAGAAAGATCTCCTCTACATCATAGATACATCATGGGCATCTTAGCAGGCGTAATAGTTGCGCTACTTGCTGTAAACTGGTCACAAGTAAGTGGCTTACCTGAAATGCTAAACATGGCTCTGGCTCTTTCCTCCCTAATACTAGCAGGGTTAGCGATAATTTATTCATTCCATACAAGTGGATCTTTAAACAAAACACTTGAGAATATCGAATACTCCTCAACTTCTATAAAAATCATCTCTGATGAAATACAAAAATCAAACCAAGAACTAAGTAAAAAAATCGGCAAAATACCTGATGATATTAGCGAAATCAAAAACAAAGTTGACTCTTCCATGGAGACATTAGGCGGAATACCAAACCTAATAAAAAACCTACATAAAAGCACCAATCAACACATACCACCTTCGAAAAGGGAAATAGAGATAAGCGAAGCCATTACTTCAAAGCTGATCGAAAATGGGGGCGTATTTACAACATCAGGATTTATCATGTTAAAAATTGCATATGAAGAAGGCCTTGAATTAGTACTGCACGGCAAGGCACCAAACGAGTTCATTAGAACTTCGATACTTCATGCACTAGAGCTGGCAACAGCTCTAGACTTAATCACACTAGATATCAACGACACTGACGACCAAAAAGATATAATCAAAATAAAAGAATTAAAACCCATAATCTTAAACAATATTGAGGAAGCACTTTTAAAATCATCAAGCAATGATTCGCAAAAAGCTAGCAAAAGAAGAAACTCTTTAAGAAACATTATACTCAAACATTTCACATACCCCATAGAAAAACCAGACTAAAGACTCCTTTCCCGCTTCACAAGATCACCGGGCTTAAGGTTCACATACCGCTTTAAACTCTTCCAATCACGGTGGCCAGAGACGATGGCCACCTCCTGAATTTGATACCCCCGCTCGAAAAGCCTGCTAATACCTTCATGCCGCAAATCGTGGAAGTGTAAGTTCTCAATGCCCAAATGATTACACACACGCCGAAAGCCGTTTGAAACCGAATCTGTGTTGAAAGAAAAGATCTTCTCACCGGTGCGCGGCTGAGCTTCGATGATTGCCTGGCTTTCCCCCATGAGGGGTACGACCTGGTCGGTCTTATTGACTGGATGCTTGCGCAGCCTGACTACGATAGTGCCGTTCTTAGCGTCGAGATCTGACCAGCGAAGGGAGCAGATCTCATCGAGGCGCATACAGGAGTTAACGGCGAAGCGAATCATGTCATGGTATCGGATCTTTCTTAGTGCACGATTATGCTGTGTGTGTGTTAGCAGTAAATCCAGCTCTTCTTTCGACGGCCGCCGCTCACGATCTTCCGGGTTACCTATCAAGCCAGCCCGTTTCAAGCCAGATAACCAACCGCTCATTTTGGTCTTATAATCAGAGTGAAGGCGACCTTCTACAACCGCTGTCGTGATCGCTCCAGAGAGAAAGAGGACATCCAGTAGCGTAGTGGAGGGCTTAACACCGTCAACCTTTATTCGCGTCTCGCAGAAAACCTGCAGCTTCAAATAATTGATTTCGGTGATCAGCGTTTCTACACCCAGGCCACGCTTTATGTTGTTCGCCCCAGTCTGGTTTTTGCGGCCACGGTTGGAGATTCTTTCCAGGTGAGCCAAGTGCCACCGGCATAGGTCATCAATGGTAGGAATATTACCTTCACCTATCAGGCCCGCTTCGATCAGATCCTCGACCTGGCGCGCCCACTTTTGGGCACGAGCTTTGGTGCTGAACGTTTTGCTCTGTGAGGGGTGGCCTTTCTTGCGTACAATAGCCCGCCAAGCCCCTTGCCGCTTCTGAAATGTAGCCAT